AATCATTTTGTATGATAACATCAAGGTCGAAAAAGACAAATCTTCCAGTGGGTTTATCGTCTGCGAAGTTGTGTGTATTGAAGATGAACGTCTTTGGTCTGTCCCAACAACGTGCCATGCCGTATTTGAAATCATCTGAACCGAACCAGTATTTCGGATGGATGTCGGGAATGTCTGGGAAGTCTATGACTTTAATTTCATTTTCAAAACCCTCACTGTTGTCGGTATAGCAATAGAAATGAAACTCAAAATTATCTGGAGTATGCTTCTTTGCCATCCGATAAAGACGGTTGACAAACTCGGCATCATATTTGGTGCCCCATTTACAACAAACGTAATTGACTCTCATTTCCATAATCCAATAATATTTTCGTCACGACATTCTGATAATTCAACGTGGTCTTTGGCAGAGGGATGAGGAACATTATCCGTGTTGAATAAACAGATTTTGGCGTCATCTCTAAACTTGAAACGCACCACATCATCTGGATAATATCGTCCTCTATTCCAAGAATATACCCAACTTTCTGGAATATTGTTCCAAAATTGTCTTTGGCGCCAATAATGATAGTTATCGCTACCCTTGAAAAATGTTTTGAAAACTATTTCACTGTTCTCATATACGTCATAGTATATATGACGGCATTGACCATACGACCAAAGCATCATGCTAGAGTTGAAGAATGTGCCTCTAGTATCGATGAAGAACCTATCGTCTATTTGATTTTCTGGCTGCCACAGGCAGTGAATTATTCTGGGCTTCTCTGCTAAGATGTCAATATCATCGATATTATTTTGAATTACTACATCCAAATCTAAGTAGCAGAACTTATCTTCGGGTTCGCAATCTAGCCATTCTTCTGAATTAAAAACTAAAAACTTGGCTCTATCAAAACAGAATGCTTCTTTTCCGAAGTAGTATTTTGGATGTAGTAAATCATCATCTGGAATAGGATGAACTTCACATTCTAAATCAGTTACATCATCCGTATAACAAATAAATCTAAACTCTCCAGTATAATTCTTCTTCACCATGTGGTATAGATTGTTCACATAGTCGGATGAGTATTTGTCACCCCATTTGATTGTTAGAAAGTTCATCATATTTCTTATCATATCCTGGAAAATAATCTAAACCATTTAGTAAACACACTGTATACTCAGGTCGGTATCTGTCTACAATTCTCTTCTCTGGGTCGTAGTAGTCTGCACCATAAAGAAACGAATAAAACTCGCCCTTGGGAAACCACTTAAAATCAAACTTCTCGTGCCACAGAAATCTATCGTCGCCCCAATACTTTATCATATAATAGTCCATATCTTTTTCAAAGTGTTCCCAAATCTCTTTGGCTTTTGGACTACCAGAGCGCCATAAGACGGCACTGGAATTATAATTACTCAAATATTGTTCACTATAAGAACGAGGATTGTTATCCACCCAACTTATGTCTTTCCAATATGTATAGCATATAGTTGGGCGTTCGTCAAGATAATTCCATAGATTATCGATATCTTTTTGTATTCGGATGTCAAGGTCAAAGTAAAGAACATCCCCTAAGTCTTCTAGGCCATACATCCATATTTTAATGAAAGTGCCGTCTACATCTTCTGGTAATGGAATTATTTTAACTCTTGGGTCAAGGGTAGTATCATCCGTTATACAGGCGTAATTATACTTACCACCAGTCGCTTCAATGATACGATCTACATCTTCTTTGGAATATTTTGTGCCATATTTTAGCATCAAGATCGTTTTCATAGTTCACCTAAAATTATAAATAAGTTCACATACATTTATAAGGGTTCTTATGGCGCAGGTTCAAAATATTTATATTGATCAGGGAACGACCTTTAGTTTTACTATAGCAGTCGGCGATCAATACGGAGATGCGAAGGATCTCTCTGATTATACGGCCGCATCTCAGATGCGCAAGTCTTTTTATACAAACACCGCAATAGATTTTACCACAGACATTTCTTCACCCCTAGATGGCGAAGTAACTATATCTTTAACTGCGGAAGAAACTTCTGAAATTAAAGCAGGAAGATACGTCTACGATATCGAAGTCGCTAGTGATGAAGAAACTATCAGAGTCCTCGAAGGAATTGTAGTAGTTAATCCAGAGGTAACAAAATAATGACTGTAAAAGTAACTGTTCCAAACACAAAAACTATAAATACAAGCATAGTTAGTAAACGTGGCGCAGCATCGGTCGAGTCTTTGGCAAATGTGGACGCGGCAGGATTACAAGATGGATATACATTGATTTATAACTCAGAGACAAGAAAATGGGAAGCCGTAAATCCTTCCACAGTTGTTGCTCCTGATGCCATAGATGGCGGAACGTATTGATAAAAAATAATAAATGCAAAGGAAACTAGAATGTCAACAATTATTCAAATTAAAAGAAGTTCAGGTTCAACTGCACCGGCAACATCTGCTCTCCTAGAAGGTGAAATGGCATATGCACAGGACGCAGCTAACAATGGCGCAACCGGTGTTCTATACATTGAGTCTGTAAACTCATCAGGTGCCGCAGTAGTCGATGCAATCGGCGGTAAGAAATTTACCGCTGCCGTAGACGCAGCAACCGATGCAAATACTGCATCGACAATCGTAAAGCGTGATGCTTCGGGCAACTTCTCGGCAGGAACAATCACTGCAACCGTTACTGGTACTGTTAGCGATATCAGCAACCACGACACAGACGATCTAAGCGAAGGTTCAACAAACCAATACTTCACTCAAGAAAGAGCAAGAGATTCTATCAGCGTTTCGGGTGACCTATCATACGACTCAGCGACTGGTGTAATTTCGTTCACCGATGGTGGTACTGATCTTTCCGCTTTCGATACTGACGATCTTGCTGAAGGTGCAACAAACCAATACTTCACAACTGGTCGCGTAGAAGATGCAGTAGATAACTATCTATCTGGCGGAACAGGTATTTCCTATAACGAAGGCACAATCGATCTTGACAATACAGCGGTAACTGCTTCTTCTTATGGGACGGCGTCTGCTGTTGCAACTTTCACAGTTGACGCACAAGGTCGTCTGACTGCTGCACAAGACCAAACAATCGACATTACTGCATCACAAGTTAGTGACTTCACAACTGCGGCAGAAACTGCTATTGATGGTCACGTCACTGGGGGAACAGGACTCACATATACAAGCGGAACTCTTGACCTTGATGATACCTCAGTAACTGCTGGTTCGTATGGTTCTTCAACTCAAATCCCAACTTTCACTGTTGACGCACAAGGTCGTCTGACTGCCGCAAGTTATGAATCAATTTCTACTGATCTTGATATTTCGGCTGACACTGGCACAGATACAATCTCGCTTGCTACGGAAACTCTTGCATTCACAGGCGGAACAGGCGTTTCAACTTCGGTTTCTTCTGGTGCAGTAACAATTGGAATCGGTCAAGACGTTGGAACAAGTGCGGACGTCGATTTCGGTAGCGTTTCGACCAACACAATCAAGGACTCTGCTGGCGTAACTGCCCTAACAATGTCGGGTGCAAACGTTACTGTTGCTGGTAACCTAACAGTTTCGGGAACAACAACTACTGTTAACTCGACAACTCTAACTGTTACAGACCCTCTCGTATTCGTCGGTAACGATAACAATACAACCGACGCTGTTGACCTTGGTATCTTCGGTATGTATGATACTAGCGGTTCGCAAGACCTTTATGCTGGTATCTTCCGCGATGCTTCTGACGGTAAGTGGAAACTCTTCAAGGATTCACAAGCTGCTCCAACTACAACTGTTAACACAGGCGCGACTGGTTATACAGTTGCTACTCTTGTTGCTAACCTCGAAGGTTCGCTCTCAGGCGGAACAGTTTCCGGTCTATCATCTGCAATCGCAGTTGGTGACGGTGGTACTGGTGTAACAACTCTGACTGCTAACGGTGTTCTGTTCGGTAACGGCACAAGCGGCATTCAAGCAACCGCAGTTGGTACGGCAGGTCAAGTCCTGGTATCGGGCGGTTCAGGTGTTGCTCCTTCGTTCGCTAATATCGACGGTGGAACATACTAATAAATTATAGGGGAGGGACTATTCCCTCCCCACATTTTGGAGATACATAATGGATCAAACTAAGTTCATCAATTCGTATATTAATAATTTGGCAGAGCAACTTAAAGCATCAACGCTTGACAATATCATGGTGAAGACCCAGTTAGCTATGGCAAATGAGACGGCGGCAGAATTGACAGCCAAGATACAGGAATTAGAAGAAGCATTAAAACTTGCATCTACTACTCCCACATCAAAGAAAGCCGCTAAATCCGACTGGGCCGAAGGTACGTTTAAATCAGATGAATAGGACTTAGCATATGTCAACGGTCGTTCAAATTAAAAGAAGTGAAACTACGGGTGCAGAACCTGGCGCAGGTGATCTAGCAGTAGGCGAACTGGCCGTAAACCTTGTAGATAAGAAAATCTTTTCCAAAAAGACAGATGGTACAGTAGTAGCATTAGGTGGAGTAGAAGTAAATGATGGCGGTGCGGCAACAAGCGTAGCCACCATCTCGTTTGCTGATACAGCGTTTAGCGATTTCGATGTAGATACAACAACCTCACCTGGAACAGCAATCGTTCGTTTAAATCAACTTACTGATTTAGATTATGGTTTAATCACAGATGAAGTTGCTGCATACAATTCAGTAGATTACGGGAGTTTGTGATGGCTGCAAGAGTTAAACTGAGACGAGGTACTTCCACCCAGCACAATACATTTACTGGCGCTGAGGCGGAAATCACGGTAGACACAACGAATTGGTCTGTTAGAGTTCACGATGGCTCCACTGCCGGTGGTCACGAACTACTAAAGACAACGCTCGATAACATAGAAGACGGTGCCATTCTAGATGGTGGAACATATAGCTAAATAGAATGGGATTAGGAGACACAAATGGCAACGATTTTACAACTTAGAAGAGGTACTACTGTCCAGCACTCTAGTTTTACTGGTGCTGTCGGTGAAGTAACAGTTGACACAACTAAAGATACAGTTGTAGTCCACGATGGTACCACCGCGGGTGGTTTTCCTCTTGCAAAAGAATCTGCGATTTCAGGTTTTATCGATTTATCTGACCTCTCAGTAACCGATTCTGGTGGCGATGGTTCACTCGCATATAATAATACTACTGGAGTATTTACATATACTGGTCCAAGTGCTAGTGATGTTCGGGCACATTTTAGTGCGGGGACGGGAATCACTATTACTACTGGAGCAATTGCAGTAGATACTTCCACAATTGCAACTCAGTCTTATGTTACAACTGCAATCAACAATCTCTTAGACGGTGCACCTGCCGCGCTTGACACATTGAACGAACTTGCTGCGGCTATTAATGATGACGCTAGTTATGCGTCAACAATTACAACTGCCCTTGGTCTTAAATTAGATTCATCATCTTATACCGCATCGGATGTATTAACTAAGTTGAAAACCGTCGATGGGACAGGGTCTGGGTTAGATGCAGATCTTCTAGATGGCAACTCCAGCGCACACTATCGTATCAATATATATGATTCGGCAGGCAATTTATTGAATTGATATGGCAACAGTTGTCCAACTTAAAAGAAGTGAAACCACTGGTGTAATTCCTACCGCTAATGATATTGCAGTAGGAGAACTTGCTGTAAACTTAGCAGATGGCGCGCTTTACACCAAAAGGACTGACGGTGCGATTATTGAAATCGGAGTCAGTGAACAAGTTCCTGTATTTTTTGCAGATGAAGTCGATCTAGGCGACTTAACAAGCGCAGGTGAAACCTATGATATGGGCGGTCTTGATGGTGGCTCTCCTAGCTCAGTTGGATTAGCCGATGTTATAGATGATGAGACGCCGCAACTAGGCGGAGATTTAGATTTAAATTCTAATAATATTACTGGCACGGGTAATATCACCTTCGACGGTGTATTGACTCAAGGCAAAACGAATTATTATACTAAACAGCATGTGTTATATGGTACCACCACGAATGCAACAGAAACAGAGATCCTCATAGATGGTTCTACAAGAATACCTGTACCGACTGATACTACTCTATTTTATGAAGTATCTATTGTTGCAAGAAGAACAGATGCAACTGGTGAAAGTGCATCTTGGCACTTAATGGGAGTCGCAGATAACTTTTCCAACACTGTTGCCAACGTAGGCGCTATTTACGAAATTGCTGTTGCTCAGGACGACATTTCATGGGCGGTTGATGTTCGCGCAGATAATACGAATGACGCTATTAATGTGTTTGTAACTGGTGCTGCAAATAAAACCATCAGATGGACAGCATCAATTAAAACCACAGAGGTTTCTAACTAATGTCACGTAGAACTAGAAGTTTTTTGTTTGATAATATCAACGGTAAATTACTGACAGATGTAACATTTACCATTAAACAAATCGCAGATAACGCGGAAGGGTCAGAATCTGTTAAAAATATTGCACCTGTTGCGGATGTAAAAACCGCATTATCAGTTACCGATGCGGGCGGCGATGGTTCACTAGCATACAATTCTACTACAGGTGTAATTACATACACTGGTCCGTCGGCAGCGAATGTTCGCGCTCACTTTAGTGCAGGCACCGGAATTGGTATTACTGATGGCGCTATCTCAACATCAATCACACAGTATACGGATGCACTCGCTAGAGGCGCAGTCTCAGTTACCGACTCCGGTGGTGACGGTTCATTAGCATATAACAATTCTACTGGCGTATTTACCTTTACTGGACCAAGTGCCGCTAATGTCCGTGCGCATTTCAGTGCAAGCACAGGCATTTCTATTACCGATGGCGCAATTTCTACCACAATCACTCAATACACAGATGCTCTAGCGCGTGGCGCGATATCTGTAACGGATTCTGGCGGTGACGGTTCATTAGCATATAACAATTCTACTGGCGTATTTACCTTTACTGGACCAAGTGCCACAGATGTCCGCGCACACTTCTCGGCTGGCTCTGGTATTACTATTACAAATGGCGCAGTGGCAGTTGATTCGACGATTGCAACAAAAACTTATGCGGACAACGCTGCAACCACAGCGGTTGCAGCCGTTATCGATGCTGCACCAGCGACACTCGACACTCTTAATGAATTGGCAGCGGCACTCGGCGACGATGCAAACTTCTCGACAACAATTACTACCAGTATTGGTACCAAGTTAAATTCTTCTGCGGTCAGCACATTTGGTTTAACTCTCGTTGATGATGCGGATGCCGCCACGGCAAGAACTACTCTCGGTCTAGGTACGGCTGCAACTACCGCTTCTAGTGCTTACGCTACTGCGGCACAAGGAACTAAAGCAGATAACGCATTGCCAGCATCAAGTGTTAGTACCTTTGGTGGAACATTAATCGATGATGCGGATGCTGCTACAGCAAGAACTACTCTGGGTCTTGGCAATGTAACAAACGAATCCAAAGCCACTATGTTTTCTGGCCCAACATTTACCGGAACAGCCGTATTACCATCAACAACAAGTATAGGAGATGTTTCTTCGACAGAGTTGGGGTATTTAGATGGTGTAACATCATCAATCCAGACACAGTTGAATGGTAAGCAAGCATCAAGTTCTTATCTGACCGATATTGTTGCGTTGTCTAGAACAGACGGTAACTTTATTGTTGCAAATGGTAGCACATGGGTTGCGGAGAGCGGCTCTACAGCGAGAGATTCACTTACACTCGGCACAGGTTCTAGTGTGAGATTCTCCTCTTTCGGAGTGGGAACAGACGCATCTGGCACGGCAGGTGAAATTCGAGCAACCAACAACATTACTGCATACTATTCCGATGATAGACTGAAAACTCGTCTTGGTACCATTGATAATGCTCTACAAAAAGTGGAGTCCCTAACAGGGTTTTACTATCACGCAAACGAAACCGCTCAAGAGTTAGGGTATGAAGTTCGTAAGGAAGTAGGATTATCCGCTCAGGAAGTAGAGAAAATTTTACCAGAGATCGTCACTAACGCGCCGATTGATGATAAGTATAAGACAATTTGGTATGAGAGAATGGTCCCACTTCTTGTAGAAGCAATCAAAGAACTTTCCACCAGGGTCAAAGAACTAGAGGAAAGATAATATGCCGTTACCTTCAACTGGCAATGCTATCTCGTTCAGTCAAATTAATACGGAACTGGGAGTAGGTAGCTCTACCCAACGTTCGCTAAACGACAGTGTGGTCAGAACATTATTTGCCGTCGCTTCGGGCCAGATTTCTATGTCTCAAGGATGGGGTAGAAGCAATTGCCCTGCGAACGGTACGTTTCAGACAAGTTTCTGCTCCGGTTATACGCTGTATTATAGATACCACAACGGTAGTTGCGGCACCTTCGACTCTGTATATGAATATAATTCTGCAACATGCGGTTATTCGGCACCATCACAATATTGTTACACACTATCCTGTAGCGGCGATGCGTGGTTATGCACAGGTTGTGGGGATGACGATGATTCCGCAGGAGGACTACAGAGTTATAAATGTTGTTCTAGTTACACATGGGCGTGCTGTGGGTCATACGGTGGAGGTGATTTAGGTTGTTGCACTATCTATCTCGGATCGGGCGGAGCATATAGTTCTAACTATGGCAGCTGGACTGTGTGTGGTTGCGCAGGGCGATGTTCGGGTGGATGCATTTAATAGAAAGTATTTTTATGGAATTTTTAGAATCTTATGTGTATAATGACAGAATCTATACTACGGGAGAGGAAATTGTGCATAGTTTTCCAAATGGAGAACAACATGCGTTGCTAATAGATCTCCTGTTTCGTCTATCACCAGACGACGAAGTTATGGTAAAATACCATTACATTGAAGACGATTTGAAACGCAGAGTTGTAGTCAGCCCAGACGGGAAAGTAACAACGATTAAACATGTTGTTGTTGATATTCATGCGTTTCATCAAATTTTCACATATGCAACACCAGCAGAATAACAAAATTGGATTTTTGTAATGATTGTTAATAATTTACCACGTGTAACGCAAACGGTCAAGTCTGCGAAAGATATCGTAATCCTGTATGTTAAATCTCTACCCTGTAATACAAAGGTAGAAGGCAAAAATGATTTCGATTCTGATTATGTTGATATGCAAGTCAACGATAATTTGATTCAATTTTTTTCGGATCGAAAAGATGTGCAGTATATTTCTCACTGTTACACTTCAGACGAGATGCCATTTCCACACCCAGCATCTAAGATATATTTCTTTTTTCCAGGGGCAGAAACACCAACGGCAAGTTTAGATCCAGAATTTGCACTGCATAACTTTGTTGCGTTTTTCTATCATACAGAATCTATCTGGACTAATAAACCAATTGGTGATATCTTGAGAGAACGTGGAATCAATTCGGATGAGGATTTAGATAGATATAGAATTCGTCCATTCGAGGAACCGTCTGCGCCACATTCTATGGCGAGCGTTGGGTCCATGGCATCCAATCTACTAAAAACTACCAAGGATGTAGTTATTGCTGGTATAAGAACGGGCGAAGTGTTTGTCTCAGACCAAATTGCCGAAGAAAGAATATCATATTGCAACTCATGTGAGTTTTTCAAACAAAGTCGTTGCACAAAATGTGGATGTTTTATGGCAAGCAAATCTAAATTAAAATCTGTATCATGTCCCATTGGCAAATGGTAGTAGCATTATAAATAGTCCTAAAGAGGAATACAAATGGCAATTTCATCAAGACAAGGACTAATCGATTACTGCCTTCGCAGACTTGGGTTTCCGGTAATCGAAATTAACGTCGATGACGATCAAATTGAAGATCGTATTGATGACGCATTGCAGTATTTCCAAGAGTTTCATTTTGATGGTGTCGAAAGAGTTTATCTCCAACACCAAGTTACTGGCGCAACACTTAAATTTACTGGTCTATCGGCCCCATCATTCACAGTCGGTGAGTTGTTGGTCGGCGCAACATCTGGCGCAAGCTGCAACGTTGTTTCTATCAACGGCACAACTTTAAGTGTCAGTAACGTATCTGGCACATTTACAGCCAGTGAAACAGTCACCGGCGAAACCTCTGGATTTAGTAGAACACTAGCTTCCACAACTTTTTATACTCCTGGTGATATTGAGAACGGATATGTAACCATTCCAGATGCCGTTATTGGTGTAATAAGAGTGTTGCCAGTAAATGGTCCAAGCTCAGGTATGAATAATGCAAACAACATGTTCGATGTTGTTTATCAGTTCCGCATGAATGATATGTATAATCTATTATCTGCGGACATGATTTACTACACACAAATGAAGCAATACTTGTCAATGTTAGACATGCTTCTTGTTGGTGATAGGTCGTTTGCTTATAATCGTAAGACAGATAAGCTAGAAATTCATTGTAATTGGAGAGATGTATTCCAACCCGGCGATTTTATTATTGTCGAGTGCTATCGTATTGTTGACCCATCGACGTATACTCAAGTGTATAACGACATGTTTCTAAAAAAATATGCTACCGCCCTAATTAAAAAACAATGGGGTGATAACATGAAGAAGTTTGGTGGTATGCAATTACCAGGTGGTATCGTGATGAATGGCCAACAAGTCTATGATGAAGCTGTTCAAGAAATAAATCTTATCGAAGAAGAGATGCAGTTGAAGGCTGAACTTCCTGTAGATTTCATGGTAGGCTAAGAACATGCCTACAAACTTCTACTTTCAATCTGGAAATACTTCAGGCACAACAAACGAACAACGTTTGTTGGAGGATCTGGTTATCGAAAGTATGAAGATTTATGGGCATGATGTTTACTATCTTCCTAGAACCATAGCAAATCAAGACCCAATTCTATATGAAGATGCGCTATCATATTTTACCCAAGCATACCCATTGGAAATGTATCTCGAAAACACAGAGGGCTTCGAGGGAGAAGGTGAGCTACTAACAAAGTTTGGCTTTGAGTTTAGGTCAACCGCAACTTTTGTTGTTGCAAGACGCCGCTGGGAAGAATCTGTTGGTAGAAATGCAGAAAATTTGCAACTACCAGAACGTCCAGCCGAAGGTGACTTACTGTTCTTCCCCAAGACAAAGACATTCTTTCAAATCAACTACGTAGACTTTCTAAATCCTTTCTACCAGTTGGGAAAGATTTACACTTACAGAATGTCATGTCAGGTATTCGAATTTAGTTCTGAAACTATTGATACTGGCCTGGAAGAAATCGATAGCATCACAGATGGTAAGACGCAAGATAATCTTGGATGGCAACTTATCATGCAGTCGGGTGATTATGTTCTATCAAATACCAGCGACTCGATTATCTTACAAGAAAGCGGCACAGCAAACGTTGACCCTCTAGACCAGACCAACGAATTTGAAGCACAAGCAGCCGGCTTTGTAGACTTTACCGCCTTCAATCCATTCGGCGAAGTTCAAGTAAGGACAGCGGCATAATGTTTTTGAAGCAGCATTTTTATCACCAGCATATTCGTAAAGCAATCATTGCTTTTGGAACGATATTCAATCAGTTAACCGTAGAGCGCAAAAACTCTGCGGGTGAAGTTGCTAAGTCTATTCGAGTTCCTCTCGCATATGGACCCAAAGATAAGTTTCTAGCAAGAGTTGCGGCAGTATCTGGAAACGATCCTGCATCGGTTGCGATCACATTACCTAGAATTGGCTTTGAGATTACAGGTCTTCAATACAATCCACAACAGAAATTAAATATTCTCACGAAGAATATAGCAGTGGGTGTTGGCGACGATGCTGATAAAGTAAGAGTTCAATACACTAGCACACCATATACTTTATCGATATCTCTCTTTATTGTGACAAAAAATCAAGATGATGGTCTTCAAATCATTGAACAGATTTTGCCGTTCTTCAATCCAGATTTTTGTGTTACCATAACTGATATTCCAGAAATGGGAATCAAAAGAGACTTGCAAATTATACTAGAGAATGTTTCATACGAAGATAATTATGAGGGTGAGTTCACACAAAGACAATCTATTGTATGGAATCTAACTTTTAATCTCGGTCTAAACTTCTATGGTCCAGTTGACCAACAAGGTTATATTAAAACTGCAATTGCAAATACATATGCAAGTATCAATCCTGATCCCGACACCTCAGAAAAAATTAAGTATCAAGTAACCTATACGCCTAATGATGCATCCTATCTAGACGATTGGAGTTATGTGGAGCAATTTGATGAAGCCTACGAATAATCAATACGATAAATTAGATGCCATTTTTGGCACTCATATGGACGAAGTTCTAAGTTCGAAAGAAGAAAAACTACCAGCAGTGGTCGAAGAACCACCGGTGCCAGAAATTGTGTCCACCGGCGACGATATCGAAGATGATTATAATCTAGCAAGAACAAAGCTAAACTCCACGTTGGACCAAACCGACCAAGCCTTACAAGGTATGTTGAACGTTGCGCTTGCTAGTGATAGTCCTCGCGCATATGAAGTTGTGGGTCAGTTACTCAAGATTAAAGGTGATGCAGCTAAAGACCTACTGGCTCTTCAAAACGCAAAGAAAAAGTTGCGCCAAGAAGACCCAAAGAAACAGAATATCGACACACAAAATAATATAATCTTTTCTGGTTCCACTTCCGATTTACTCAAAGCATTGAAAGCAGAGAAAGCAAAAGTAATAGATCATGAGTGAGGAATCCTCGTACCACGGTAATATTAACTTAAAGCCGATTGGTCATAAACACAACTTTACAATAGAGCAACTGGCAGAAATTGAAAAGTGCCAGGAAGA